CGTCTAAGGGTGGGCTTTATTGAGATGATAGTTTCATTTTCACAATATTTTTATTATACTTAAGACATGTTTACACAGAATAGTCATGTATATCGTAAAAATGATCTCAGATATAGAGGTCAAACTAGAGCAAATGCTCAGAGAAATTATATTAGAAACAAACGATGAAAAGTTAAAAGATATTAACTTAAGTGATATATATTCTGTAAATTAAACGTAAATAATGAGATAGTTGAAGTTTCGACAAAGATGCGATGAAAAAAAATAATGAACTAAGCACCAACATAGTTAACAGAGAAGCACGTAAGAAATTAGTCGATTTCCGCGACGAATATTTTACCTCAGAACAGTTAAAACAAGACTTAAAAGATGCAGGAGCTATAGTAAGATTACAATTCTATAAAATCCTGCTAGACTTTACTATGCCTAAGCCCATCCAGGTAACAGAGGAAGGTGTAAACTATGCAGGAATTGAATTCACACCAAATAAAGAACTCTCTAAACGCAAGATATATACGTTTGAGAACATATTAAAAGAATCTAATATTGAATTTAATGGAAATGGTAAGAACGGGACGAATGGATAAAAGAGATATTATTGATAGAAATATATTCAGATGTAGAGAATGTAACTGTTTGATATGGCCGTTTGCAGGAATTATTCTAATAGAATTTTGTTCTAAATGTAATGCATGAAACTACTGCATCTCTCTTCCCCACCCAATTAGACTTTATAAAATCAGAACATAAACCTGGGCAATGCTATAAACACCCTGCTTTAGTAGCTGGATTAGGTTATGGCAAGACAACAACAGCCGTGTATAAAGCTCTTGATCTAGCTAATTCGAATCGCGGGTTTATGGGCGCTATGTATATGCCTACCCATGATCTAATTAATACTGTGTTGATTCCTAAGTTTGAAGAATTAGGGTTAAAGCATAACATACCGTTAAAAATTGACCATTCAGCTACCCCACATATAGACATACGCTTTGCAGATGGTAGTGTGACGAGAATATTACTTAGATCGATGACCCACCCTGAAAGAATAGTGGGTTATGAGCTGGCCTGGGCGATCTGCGATGAGATAGACACTATACCTTTAGTTAAAGCATTGGATATATGGCGGCGTATCCAAGGACGGGTTAGAATCGGGGTATTTAGACAGATAGCTGTTGTCGGATCGCCGGAAAGCTTAAACTTCTTATTTGAATTATGGGAAAACAACCCACCAAGCCCACACTACAAGCTGTACAGAGCATCTTCGCTAGAGAATCCATATTTGCCTGATGATTATTTCCAGACTATGTATGATTCCTACGGCGAGAAAGCAATCCAGGCTTATATACACGGGAAGTTTGTTAATCTACACGGCGAGACTGTATACGACGCATTTGATCGTAAGAGACACGTTAAGACTCTAGACCAAGCCTTTGTTCATGCCCCAATGGGTAGAAGATTCCAATACTATACCGGAACTGATTTCGGCTGGGCTAATCCATCATCTATTCTGTTCGGGAAAGTTTATAACAACCACATGTATATTTATAACGAGTACGAACGATCACAATTTAAATTATGGGATTTCTTAGATGCTTCATTAGGCAAAATGGAAAGTCCGTCATTAGCGGATTGGTGTGATCCATCAGGCAAGAAGAATTTAGAAAACGCGCCACAAACCAACCTGCAGATTATGCAAAGCAAAGGGATGCACCCTAAGTTCTTAATAGCTAATATAATGGAAGGTGTTAATGTAGTTAATAACTTATTTGAGAAGGATCGTTTACATATCCACCCACGTTGTACAGGATTAATTGACTGCTTAGAATCTAATTCACGTACATTTGACTCAAAAGGGAACTGGGTAGATTTTACTCAACATGATAAACATGCTGTTGATGCACTTAGATATATGTGCTACGGGGTATTCGGCAGACAATCAGAGCTATTTAAAACAGAGATGGTTAAGCACCAGTATTAATTGATCCGTTTTGAATTCTCATGCCCATAAGCCATCGTTCTTCGACTTGGTAATACCATCTATGTTTATTTACCCCATAATATTTAAATATAATTAAATCAACATAACCTGTATTCTGGTGGTCTCTGATTACATCGATAACATGGCATTTATATTTCTTGCCTAAATGCAAATCCCTAAACGTGTCACCTTTTTTAAATACAGCTAACTCTATATAAGAGTTAAACTCTCTCTCCCATTTTTCGCTCATAATTCTTCCTTTTACCCCAATATACAAAATAATATCTTTTTTTGAAAGAAAAATGTAGTATAATGGCCAAGCACCAATATTAAATAAGTGCACTTTATCCTTGACTTTTGTGTAAGATATGTTATATTGTAATCAGACGAACAAAAGAGGCTAAAATGAGACCATCAAACGAAATCATCGAGAAAGCAGAAAAAGAAACAATGAACAACACTTTCGCGGTTAAAGCCTTTTGCTGGGAGTTTCATAAAAATCATTTCGTTGTTTTCCGTGTTATAAAAAGAGCAAACTGGACTTTTGAAGATGATCTTTACTACACAAACAAAACAGGCAAATTAAGTAAAACTGTTAGTGTGTCTAAATCTTATAATATTTAAACAAGGAGAGTAGAATGGAAAGAATCATAAACAAGACCATTTTAGTATTAGAACATATCGAATTTAACACATTGACGAATATCTTACTTATCGATTTACCTAGACAGATAAAAGAATATTCATCTTTAGAGAAAACACCCTCCTATAAAATTCTTACGGATTGCGGCTATAGCGATAAATGGATAACGGAAAATATGGAGCATTTCAGAGAAGAAAGTGTATGAAATCAATTCTAATAGTAACAACAGATAAACTAGAAGCATTTAAAAGCATGAGGGGTATTATTGGGAGATACCCTTCTTTAAAAATAGACACGCTTAAACATTATTTATCCAGGAAGAAAATACCCTATGATAGAGATGGAATTAAAATCGAGCGATTAGACATAATTAAATATTAATCCACATGGCAATACTCAAAGGGAAAAGAAGGAAAGTTTACAACAGATACAACGGGCGTTGCGCTTATTGTGGTGTTTATATGATGTTTGAAGAATTTACAATTGACCACATTAACCCAGAATCATTATATAAAAAGAAAATGGTTAATTTTAATAATTTATCTAACTTAATGCCTTCATGCCGACTTTGTAATAGTAGAAAAGGTAACACAAATTTAGATATATTCAGAAAGGTTGTACAAAAGTATAACAAAATAGAAAAATTTTACTTTGAAACATTGACTGACTTTTTAAATCAACATTAATTTACTATATTTGGGCTATGAGAGAAGAAACCAGAAAAAGACTTCACGAAGTTGATGTATTGCTTTTTAATAGTCTTTCTACAGAATTAAAGCAAATATGTTGGGATTCTCAACAATTAAAAGATGCAGAAATGCAATTAGTAGAAAATACTTTAACCCGGTTATATAAAAAAGATAAAGAATTAAATAGGAGAAATATGTAGATGCCTTTAGATGTTACCGCCCGTGCTGAACAGCTAGGATTGGCTGGCAGTATCGACGAAAACACAAAGGTTTTATTCGAACAGTTGTTTGAAAGAGCGAGTCTAGTTAGTCTCACAGATGCACAAACCAAGTCATTAATAGATATGACATTCAGATTTATTAATGCGTTTACATTCAGTAGAACACAGGAACGCACCGATCAGAAAGAACGCTACTTAAAAGCCAAGAATTATTATCTTAACAGAACAGAAGAACATCGTACTGAAATCCTCAGCGGTTTATTCGAAGAAAAAGCTAAGACTATGTTAAATAGTTTAGGTCAAACTGTTTCCGTTCCAGAAGAGGGTGTTAGAGGCAAAGCTGAAGCACTTTTTGAGACAATAGGCTTTACTAATGATGTCGTTGATCAGCTCTCACTTATGTATAATGAAGAACCCGAACGAATCTTTTTAAAATCTAAAGCAGAAAAAGTAAGTGATGAAGTTAATGACCAATTAATCTCTATTTATGATAAGATAGGTAATGATAAATTCCAGAGATTGAATGATTTAGTTATAGGGACAGATATACCTATATGCAGGATAGCTTGGCGACGCGAAGAAGGTGTTAATCGAGGTAAGTCCAGAATATGGATCGACATACGGACACCGGATCAATATGAGGTGATAGTAGATAGCCAAAACGATACGATAGCCGAAGCAATATTCTTTGAAACACGTGATTATGATTCCCTCTTAGATCAACAGAATAAGTTTATTAAATTCCAACTATGGACAAATGAATTTATTATAGGTTACGCTATTCCTATCCAAAAGAATCTAAACGAAATAACTGAAGTTAAACCTAACGAGCTAAGAATATTAGAATTGATCCTAAACCCGTACAAAGTTTTAACATTTCTGCCTCTACATTCGAAAGAACCATTCCAAGATTATTTTGTTGATGATAATTCACGTAGATTTGTAAGCGCAGAAGAACAATTATCTGTTAAACAACTTTCTGATAATACCGGAGCGTTTAGCCAAGGTTTCTCGCAGCCGTGGATGAAAACATCTAACCCTTCTAAGTATGGACAAATTAGAATGGGGCCAGATCGTTTATTTATGCTTGAAAAAGGCAACCCAGGTGAAAGTGATGATGAGATCGGCTACGCATCACCTAATACGCAAATCAACGATATCTCTCAAAACTTTGCAGCGTCTTATTCGCGTGCTGCAGCCAGATTTGGTTTAGGCACAGCCGAAGGACAGTCTACAAGCTCAGCGAGTGGTGTTTCTCTATTCATTTCCGACGATAAGAAGAACAAACGAATCAATAACGATAGGCCAAGATATAATAAATTTGAAGCAATGTTATTTGAGATTATTAAAAAGGTAAATAACTTCCATGTCGGGAACTTGCAAGAAGGTGAAAAAACAGACAATAAAACAATCGCTGATGATGTAACTTTGGAAGCTCGCTTTAGAAAAATAGTCACACCGCTTAATAATACCGAACAATTAGAAAAAGAGCAGTTTGATTTAGACAATCGTCTTGCTGACAGAGTTAAAATAGTTATGGATCGTAACCCAGACATTACAGAAGAACAAGCAAAGGCCAGCATAGAAGCTATCGATGCTAGAGCAGATAACCCAATTGATGATGTACCAATAGAGCCTGTTGTTATAGAGGAATAGCTTTTAAAATAAATATCTTTTTATTTAACTTGTTTATATCTATATTGAGGTAAACAAGGAGATGTCATGAAAGCAATAATTATACTTTTGTTCTTATTGGTTACTTGTTCTAGTAAAGGTACACCAAAAAATAATAATTCCCATTTGTTCACTACTATTAAGGTTATTGGTGGTCATCAATATGTAATAGCAGCTTTAGATTGGATGAGAGAAGGTGGACCTAGTATAGTCCACCATGCAGGATGTTATGCTAAACATTAAACCATTCCGGTATAAAGCGGATATAATTTATTCAGTTAATTCTTTGATGCCGTTTAAAGAATCGTACTATTACAAAATAAAAGAATTGATTAGAGGCAAAATAGTGTTAAAAGGTGAAGCCGATACCAGAGATCAGGCACAAGCAGCAATAAATCATTTTCTGAGCGCGCCTAATGACTAAACCTAAATACTATATATACCCAAATAAAAAGCCAAAGCAAAATGAAGTATATCTTGTTTATGTGGGGCTGGGTGAATACCCAGAGGCGCTTCTTAACGGACACCAAGAATATGAGTGTCGAATGGTTCTAGGACACGACGAGTATATCAGTGGTTGGTTTTGGAGATACCCATGACAACTTTAACAACAGCATTCTTTATACTCTTTCTTATTTGTGTGTTTATTTTACTCACCCCGATGTTATGGTTAATCTTTCTCCCCATCAGATTATGTATATGGATGATTAAGTTAATCTTTGATATAGGGAATTTAATAATCAGATATATTTATATGAAATCAATTAATCGTAATGTTAAAGAGATTCAAGAGCGCGGGTTAATTAAAGATTATGAGGAGATGTTGAAGTGAACATGGATTACCAAAAAGCAAAGGAATTAAAATTAACACAACTAAATAGATGGGAAAATGGAATTAGCCATCATCCTATGAGCGAGAGAGTAGTAAAATTTATGGCTGAGTATGATTTCCGTGACTGTAATGATTCTATGGATATTAATATAGGTGGTGATGGGGACAATGGCGAAGAAATGATGTTTTTAATGGATGCTTTTTTTGAAATGCTTGATAATTAGTTTGCTTATAAGTTGTCAACCAATCACGGTCGGCACAAACAACTTAAAAATCTACAACAGTCATAGACAAGATTATTTGTTTATTAAATTTAGTTCAGATGAAGATTTCAGACATATGCAGTCAGGAGAATTCGGGCAACCGTTAGAGTTTTATACTTGTGCTGAATCTACAGTAATCATAATAACAGACCCAGAAGAAGGTTATGACTTTATTAGAGCAATGTTAGTTATTATGAATAAAGATACTATCTATCGAGGCTATTCAGTTAAACACGAAATTGAGATAAATTTAATTAATGGGGAATGGAGTAATTTGTGAAAGATTTAATAGAGGCTTTACAGATTTTAATAAAATATGATGATTCAAAATATCCAACAAATTGTAGTCATGATTATCTAGTTTTCTCTAATATTAAATGGAGAGATATTGATAAAGAGGATAGAAAAAAATTAAAAGAACTAGGGTTCCATAAAGACAAAGAATTTGAAGACGATAATGATGAACGTTGTGTAGGTTCATTTAGATATGGCAGTTGTTAATGGCAATTGAAGACGAATTAAAAGCAATAGAAGTTGAAATTGGTCTCATAATAACGGCTAGAATTCAAAAGTTCATTTCTTTAATCAATGCTCAATTATTTGGTAAGACTTCATTCACTCGGATAAAAGATGATCTGCCTTCATTGATTAGATTTAAGAAAAGAATACCCAGACTTTATCGTGAAGCCGGACTTGATACACTCACTAAAGATATTGCTGATAGATTTCCAGATGTAGCGAAAGAAACAATAGAGGACACCGCTAAAAGACTAGGTGTTGAAACTTTAAGAGCAGGTACGGTTACAGAATCAGGGCGGACTATCCTTAAGAGAACATTAAGAGGCGTTCGCAAGACTGAGCTTTTAAATAATCGTAGATTCAGGCAGGTTCTTAGATTAAAGACAATCAAGGATTTAAATCTAAAACAATTTAAAAAGTTAATAGCTGAAACAGCCGCAAAAACCAGAGGACAATTACAAACAGAAGCTTCTACCGCAGTACAGGGTTTTGATAACGCAGTGACTACAGTTAAAGCGAATAAAGCAGGAGCCAATGAGTTTAGATACGCTGGCCCATCTGGTGGCCCTATCCGTGAATTCTGCGCAGAGAGAGTTGGCAAAACGTTCACAGACACCCAGGCGGAAAGTTGGAATAATGGTCAAATAAGCCCAGCTAGTGTCTATTTAGGAGGTTATAATTGTCGGCACAGAAAAGAATACATAGTAGAATGAGAATGAAAAGTTTTTTACAGATCGATGGCAACTTGTGTATTTTTACATATTATATCGGTACAGAAAAAACAGTATACAATTCTCTTGAAGTGAATTTTAGGATTATGCACATAAATCTGAATTGAGGATTGATGAAAAAACACATCCAATTAAACGATACATTAAAAACTATCTTCAATGGTAAAATAATCACTTTAGCCAGAACGACACAAGGCAGTAAACCTATCATTGAAATAACGTTTGAAACCAAACTTACTAAACAGATTAGAATATTGACTTTGAGTTATAGCAAACAACAAACGATGACTGATGATTATCATTTACTTTTTAAATCAAAATATCTATATTAAGAATAGCTTAGATTACCCCAGATAACCCGCCAACTTCCTTTCACACTCCTTGTATTTGATGGCGGGTTTTTCTTTGCCCATTTACAAAAAATTCTTTTTATATAAAAATATCTTTTTCTAATAGTTTACTTTTATCAAAATTATAATTACATTGATTTTAATTATTAAGGCATTCCAAGAATGGATAAAGACCCCATCCTTTCTAAAATCAAATCCCTATATACATATATCGAAGGTTTAGAAACCGACGATTTCAAACTTCCATCTGATATTAAAAGTAAATTCAATGATATTGAAGATGATGTTGATGTAATAGTGAACAGAATTAGCGAGGTTAACCAAGAGAGTAAAGGACGTAAAGAAAAATTACGCACAAACCAAAAAGAATTTGACAAGATGTCAGCAGAACTTGAAGAAGTTAGCGGTAAGTTTACCCAATCAGAGGAAAAAGTTACATCACTGGAAGATAAGATAAAATCTTCTGACGATAAACTTGAAGGCTATCATACCCAACGACGTGCTGATTTAAAGTCTTTAGTCGAGTCCAATAATATTAAAGATAAAGAGAATATCCTAAAATATCTCTCCGGTGATATTAAAGAATTGGATAAAATGTCAAATGATGATATTGAATCTAATCTTACCGAACTCAACAAGATGAAAGACTTAGGAGTGTTAGAAGCTGTAACACCTCCGCAAACACATCAACCACCTCAAAACGGGAAGAAGCCAGAAGAAAAAACCTCTGATCTTATTAGTTTATATAAAACATAAGAGGTAAATTATGGCATTTCCAACCTTATTGGAACTTGCTGCCGCTAATGGCTCGGATGCTGATAAGCTGATTGCAAGTGAGATCATACAACGATCTGACTTACTTAATATTATGCAATGGCGCAGTATAGCAGGAGCTTCAACAACGGCGCAATTAATTACGTCACGCCCAACGGTAAACACGCGCGGATTTAATCAAGGTGTTACCCCTGCTGTGGTAGGACGCTCATCAAGAGTATGGAAAACGGCTTTATTTGAAGAACATTCAAATGTTGATGTTTTCTTAGCAAATGATAACCCAGCTACCGCCGGTGGCCCTCAGGGATTTAGAGCAGACGAAGATATGGAATTTCTCCGTGCTATGGGTCTTAAATGGGAATCACTAGCAATAAATGGTAACCAAGAAACCACGCTTACAGATTTTGACGGCATGGAAAAATTTCTAAATGCTTCTACGCAAAGCAATGTAACATTGTCTACGGGCGGTTCAGGAAACAGGACATCGATTCTTTTCTTCTCAATTGGCAATCGCTCAATTCTCGGTCTTTACAATGAGAATTCCAGCGCATTCCCTAAAATGGATGATAAAGGCGAAGTTTCTTATGTCCAAGATGCTAACGGCGATCCTTTAAGTGCTTTCCAGACTGTATTCACATGGCAAGCTGGGCTTCGTATCGATGAAGCAGGAATAGGCCGTGTAGCTAATGTACAACCAGGGGCTACTAATCTTCTCGACGATATGGAAGAAATTGGTATCCAAATGAAGATTCCACCTACTGCAATTATCACTAGTCGTGCTGGTTTGCAGGAAATCCAAAAAGTTAAAACAGGTGTATTACAATCTCAGGTTGAAAGCCTTGAACTCAAACGCATGGTCACAACTTGGAACGGATTGCCTATCTTAGTCACTGACTCAATTTCAAGCGCAGAAGCCGCGGTAAGCTAAAGGAGATAACATGGCACATGGCACAATACATATACTACCTGATTTAGAGAATTCAACAACTAATGTTATTACAGGATCAGCCGCAGAAATATTACACGCACAAGATATCAGCGATGATACCAGACGCCCTGAACGCGGGGATATGGAATTTGTGATTGATATCACAGCGTATACTTCGGGCACGATTGTACCAACATTAGTAGCGGCAGATAATGCAGCGTTGACAACTAACGCGGTAGTTTATTTAACAGGTCGTTCATTTACAGCAGTTGGGACTTCGATTATACACGTACCACAAGATGTAATCGATAAGGATTTCGTTGGAATTCTCACAACAGCAGTTGCACATGCAGCGACAGTAACAACTAGAGTACAAAGTTCTCAAATGAGACAACGAGGCAGATAATTGGCAACTACCTGGACGGATGCAACATTATACACTGACTCTGAAGCGTTTAATGATTTGCCATCTTTATTGAGTGATAATTTTGTGCTCACTACAGATAGCGGGACTTATTATTTAGAGACAGATGTTAAGAAGAGAATCGAGGAAATGATATTAAATAACTTTAATGATTTTCCTCAGTTTGATATCGAAGAAATAACCACCGCATCTATAACAGATATATTAAAACCGATTGCATTGCAACTTAATAGTGCGCTCGTCGCTCGTTTTACATCTAAAGACCAGTCAGATGCTTATTTTGGTCTATGGGATGATTTTCATGCTGATGTATTAGCAAGAATGCGCAGAATCATGAAAAGAACCGGATTGCAATACAATGATCCAGATGGTATTAATGAAAGAAAGTTTCAAACTGTACCAATTATCAGGTAAGGCTAAAAATTATGGCTTTAAAAATTGTCGAAAATAATATACCAGAAGAATTCATTAGGCTGATTAATACATTTAGTCAGTCTGATAAAATAATGGAACGCTCAGGTGTCCGAATGATCGGGATAATTAGCCGACGTACTGACGCGGGACGCTCTGTAAATGGTGCTCCTTTTATTGATTATTCTGCAGGGTATAAGAAAAGACGTCAACGATCTGGCCGTTCTGTAAAACCCAATTTACAATTCTCCGGCGAGATGCTTAGAGGTATGAAATTTACAGTTGACGAACGCATTAAAGACGTTAGGGTGATTGTAGACTTCCCCAAAAGATTTCACTCACGTTCACGGATTCCTATCGATGAATTAGCTGAAGTTCAACATAAGACAAGACCGTTTTTTGATTTATCAGCACGTGAACAAGCGTTGGAAGAATTAAAGATTATAGCAGATTTAGAGCGATTGTTTAAAGGGCGAGGTTTTTAATGCCTTTTGGTAATAATCCAAACGTAAGCGGTGTTAACCCAAATGCTCTTGATTTTTCAAGCACAACAAGTTCCTTGACAACGGCTATAGATTCTTTAAGAGAAGCAATGTTTGAATTTGTTGACGATGCAGGCGCATTTGTCTTCCAGTCTGTACATGAAAATATATATTCTGTGACTGATAACGCTCCGTTAAGAAACTTCCCACTATTTTTAATTGAGTCTGTAGTTGAGGACATAGCTGAAATTACATCGACATCGATAGCGACATTAAATTGTTTTGGGATTTTTAAAAGTACCAAGGGCGATAGCATGATTACACAATTACCTTTAATTACGGCGAAACTTCGGAAAGTATTCAATGAACCTGACTTATTTTCTACTCTATGGCCGAGTGGGAATGCTTTAAATACAAGATTTAACAATTTAATAAGACTTGAACGATCGGCGGGACTTCCTCAAAGAGTCTTTTCTAACATAGAAGATCGTGAGCCTTATTGGACAATTTCAATGACAATACAAATAAAACTAATAGGATATTAATATGGCATTAACAGCATATGTACCCGTAGCATCAGCGAATGTACCCGTTGAGATAGATTCTGTTGTATTCGGCACTATAACAGGCGGCGCAGGTGGTGATAACGTTACGATCGACGCTGCAGCGACACAAGCAATAGAAATATTATTTGATGATGTATCACCTCCTAATTCACACTCAGAAGCAGGTGTCCCCGTAAAAAGTACAAGTCAACTTACGGTGGATTTAGCAACATTGGGTGAATCAGGCGCGACAACATTCGCAAATGAGCTAGTGACCGAAGTCATCGCTTACATTAAAGTAACGTGGGTCGGTGGTAAGTTCTTTGAATTAGACTCAGGCACAACAGGAAAAGCAATTCTGTATTTCCGTCGTAGTTTAGTTCAAGGCGAAGAAGGCCAAATTTGGCGTTTAATTGGTCAACGTACTTTACCTAGAAATAACGTGGTGATAGCGTAATGGACACAACTAAAGTTGGTATAGCTGTCTCAGACGAGGCAGTTAAAAAGGGTGAGGAATCACTTAAAAAGAAGCCTGAGGTTATTAAAAAAACTAAAAAGAAAGAGGATAAAGATGCCGAACAAAAACCAGATTAAAGAATGGGCGAGAGAGGTTTATTTAGAAGAAAAAGAAAAAGAAAAAGCTTCTAAACCTAAAAAAGAACCTAAAAAATAATGGGTAATACGTTTACTTTCACAATTAGCAATGTAGGCATAGCAACAGGGTTAATTGATTCGATGGTTCAAGTAACTAGTTTCCACCGGATTTTTGTGTCAGATGAGTTTAATGATGTTGTTGATTTCACAGATTTAGTTGGTAAAACGCTCACAATAGCTAATGCAACTAATACAGGTTATGACACATCGACCACTATACAGGCACAAGGCGAATCTGGCGGATTGAGGTTTGTAGATATTAACAGGCTAGAAGGCAATAGAGTGTTGGGAATTGATGGGATTGTCCCAGCGGCAAACTCAATTATAACATTAGACTCTGCTATTGCCCAATTTGATGCCACTGATGTAGACGGGAAAGTTATAACGGTTGCGGGTTGCGTACAATCAGCCTGGAACACTACGTGGACTATTACATCGAGTACATCTACGACATTAACCATCATAGGCGGCTCTGGTAATGACCAAGAATTCAGCGATTCGCCTGGAACCGTGACTATTAGTTTGGATTTATTGGATGAATTATCTTCTCCCGCAGATTATAGTATTGCCAATATCCCTCTCGACGACGGCACAGTGATAAAATTAGAATAGGGAATAATATGGAATCAATAGGAATAACAGTATCTACAAGCTCGACAGAAGTGTATACAGAGAACCCAAACCGTTATGGACTTTCATCTATAAGTAACAACGTTGGGACTCTTAGACTTCAAACAGAAATTACTTCAGGGATTAATTTTAATACAAAATACCCGCCCGCTACGGTTTTACAAGTTAACGGGTCATTAAGTACGGTCGTTGCAATAGCTTATAATGGTGACCAAACTGTTTCGGCCTCAACAGCAGGCGGCCAGATAGATACCGACAGAGCATTTACAGCCGCAACCACGACAGAAGGTAATGTAGGCAAAAGTTTAGATTTAACAGCAGTAGGATTAATATAAAGGAAATACAATGGAGTTTACCGTTGAAGATCGTGTGTATGATGATGATATTAAATATTTAGTAGGTCATCAGTATAACAGAGCTAATAGTTTATTAGCAAAAGTGGATGTCATGAAAATTTTAACTGTGACAGAAGGCGAGAATTTAGGAGAAGGTATTAATGAATTTATCACGGCGCAAGGTGATCCAGATTTCTTAATAGGAATAGCGGCGTGTGTATTTAAGCCAAAAGGTAAAGCATGGAAGCATGATGATTATGAGACTTACAAGGAAGATTTAGGCTATGCAGATGTGAAATATCTACTGCATGGATTAGGTTTTTTTTTAACATTAAGTCCGATTATGCCAAAAAATTTCCATCCCTTTTTAAGAGAACACCTAATGCTTTCCTTCGCAAAAAACGGCAAGAAAAAGATTGGTTAACAGAGACGGTACTTTTTCTATGTGATGGGGATTTGACTAGTTATGATTATTACGGGAACCAACATCTAGGACGTGTTCTAACGTTCATTTGGAATAAACAAGAATATAGCAAGAAAGCTAAAAATTATGGCTGATTTTAAAATAGAAGCAATCTTTGATACATCCGATCTCCGTAGAGGTGCGAAAGATGTCAAAGCCTTCCAGGAATCACTCCAACGTGAGACAAAAGAAACCACAAGCGATTTACGTAAGACTGAAAAACAAGCCAAGAAAACTACAAAATCTGTGGGTGATTTTTTCAGAAGGCTGGCTATTGGGTTTCTGGCATTTCAAGGTGCTAAAGCAGCTATTAGTTTAGTTAATGATTTGCGTGATTTATCAGCCGAGATGGAAGTAATTTCCCAGAGAGCACGAATAGTTTTTGGTGAATCTTTCCCTCGAATACAGAAAACAGCCGTTACTCTCGGAGCGCGGATCGGAGTGACTAAAAATGAATTTATCGGGCTTGCGTCAGCTACGCAGGATTTATTAGTACCTTTAGGTTTTACTCGAGAACAAGCAACCGGATTAACGGAAAACGTTACTATTTTAGGAGCCGCTCTAGCAGAATTTAATAATATACAAGGCGGGGCTGCCGCAGGTATTAATATAGTCACAAAAGCCCTCTTGGGTGAGAGAGAGCAGCTCAAGACTTTAGGTATTTCTATACTAGAGTCAGATGTTCAATTCCGTTTAGCATTAAAAAATCAAGAAAAATTAACAGGCGCAGCACTTAAACAGGCGAAAGCTCTGGCAACGGTCGAACTTATAACCGAAAGTGCGTCCGATGCTGTAACTTTATTTGGAGAGAGTGCAGGTAAACAAGCTACTCAAATTGCTCAAGCAGATGCTGCTTTCAGGCAAGCCAGGGAGACTTTAGCGAATAGACTTGAGCCAGTTCTTAAATTAATCAACTCCTTGTGGCTCGCTTTTGGGGAAACTGTTGCAGATTTTGTTGAAGATTTAGGCGAATTAAAAGCAGAGCCGATAATTGAATTTCTTAGACAAATTACATTGGGATTTGTCAGATTTGGCGTTGCCTTAAAAACTACTATCGATAATGTTGGTATTTTTGCGCTTGTGACAAGTAATCTACTGCAAGGTAAAATCATTGAAGCTGTTACTCAATTTCAAGTTGGTACTAGAATTATAGCGGAGAATGCTAAAAAAACAATAGAAGAAATCACTTCTTCGACTAATGATTTTTTTGACAATATACGAACAATCACAGCGAACCAATTTAACGCTGCCGAAGCTTTAAGAAAAAACCAAGCTCTTGCAACTCAGTTTTCAATTCAGGATGAATTGGCTACCGTCACGAGACTTATAAAAGAAAGCCAAGCTAAAAGAACAGCAATTATGGCAGAGGAAGAAAGGAAACGTTCCAGAACAAGAGGAGAAAATTTAGCTGCGACTATAGCGACAGTTAACAAAGCCAACCAAGCTGAAGCGGACGCACAAGAAGAACGAGAAGCTCGCTTCGCGGAGAATACCGCTTTGCAAATTGCTAACGTTCAAAGTCTGGAAGATGCAGGCAAGGTTACTCTTAGAATAATTAAAAGTGAAGTTATCGGTCTTATTGTCCGCTCAATTTTATCTAATTTAGCCATTCCGTTTCCTATTAATATTGCGATTGCGGGCGGGGCTGGTGCAATCGCTTCGGCTCTCTTTTCAGAAGTAGGTTTTAAAAAAGGTGGCATGGTTCCTGAATTTGCAGGCGGTGGTTTTGTATCAGGTTTTACTGGTAATATTCCTGAAAGTCGTCCTGCTGGTGTGGTGCATGGCGGCGAATTAGTAATTCCCGCTCAAGCAGTTAAAAATATGGTAAACGGCCAAGGCTTTAACCAAGCAATGGCAGGCGTAAGCGGCGGCGGTATGTCTGAAAGTCTTTTAGAGAGAATCGCTGAAAATACCGAGAACCGTAATATTCGAATAGTCAATAAAGTTGAAGCTAAAGAATTTATCACTGTCTTGGAGCGTGGCCGTAAAGATGAAGAATTTGATAGGATTGATTAATGGCTAATTTCCAAATCATCCCACAAACCCGTAATGCCGCGGGGGCTTTTGTAGATTCGCCTATTAATTCGGTAGTGGGAACCGAGATTAAATTTTATATCAACGGGCGTACCACTCTTACAAAAATTCGTGAAGAGATTTTAAACGGCTCTGATATTTCTATTATATATGAATTCGATAAAGTTGGTTTTGCTATGCAGGGCACGATAAGTTTACTTATTTCTAACGATAAGGGCACGATAGATTCAAATTATGTTGCTCTTAGAGATGGAACATGGTTAATAGATATAGATTCAACAGAATACTTTAGAGGCACACCCGATAAAAGTAGTTTTACATTTAATAGACAAGACCGGACTGTTTCACTGATTTTAGGAACAGGGAAAGTTGATGATAATACTCTTACGCAAAGTATAACAACGTCATTTCCTCAACCGACCGTAGCAGAGATTATAGCAGATTATTTTGATCAACTTTTCTCAATAACAACAACTAATTTTGATGTTGATTTTGCTTACCCTGTCGATGCGAAAAATGCCTATATAGACGATGCTGACGCAGGCGCACAAGATGTAGTGATCACTTCGACTGAAACATCGCCCACTTTAAAAGTTGAAAATAGATTTAAACAATTTGTCGCTCAATTCGCGCTTAATTTTGCTATCTGGAAAGGGGAGGGGCATGTTTGGTTTAAGAATAATTTCTTCTCAAACACTGTCACAGTCTCGTTAACGGATTCGACAACGCTATCGGTTATAGAAAATCTGGATTATAAACAAGAAGATTTCTTTAATCAGGCGGTGATGGACATACATAGGTGGGATACTTCTTTTAATTTTAAGAAAGATAAACGCTTCCTAAGAGCCAACGACAGTGAGGTAATAGATTACGAATCTCTGTCTTTTATCCCGTGGTGGAAGACTCATTCTATGGGTAACTGGTCTGGCACAGGCTGGGCGCAAATATCACAAGTTATATCAGGGACGACTGAATATTGGGCCACACTTCAAGTGAGAAACAACCTAGCAACATCGACAGAATATATTATTTCGGTGACTCCAACGGAGACTTTAGATGTCGGTGATAAAATCCGTGTCTCATTAGATTATATGAATTTTACAGGGGCAGAAAGGTTGTGGTTTAAAGTAGGAACTGCAGCAGAATACACCCCGTATGATATAGAAATTGAAGTTTCAACTTCGACACTAATCAATACTGTTGAAAGAGGGAACAGTTTAGTATTTGAATATGAAGTTGTTATAACAGGTGATATTTTTATCAAGTTAATATCTACCGATATGTGGTCAAATCAAGAAAGTGCATTTAATATAAATAGAATAGTCAAGGACGAGGCCACAGCTCAATTTAGGTGGTTTTCCAGAGGTGACCACGATATGAATGTAGGGGCTGGTGTTGAGAAATATGAAATAAGAGGCGCGAGCAGTGATTTTGACGGATCGGAAAGCACTACATTCCTTGATGGTGTTTTCACTTCTGACAGTGATTTAATTGGCGGTGGTTCATTTAACACCGAAATTGGCACTGATGCGCTTGTCATAGTTAATAATCCTGGCAGCACTACTAACAGTGTTTCTTTTAGTGAGGTAGCTGTAGATAAGGCAAATGCTGATTTTGCCAATAGTAATAACGAACGACATAGACTATCTGTCGGCGACACCATTATCGTTGAAGGTACAACAAATTATAATGGTCAATTTGACATATTATCTATTATAAATGTGACGACTGTACAATTCGCAAGAACGGAAATAGGCTCAGGGACAGAGGCAGGTGAAGCATTTAAGAAGTCATTAGATAAGGATTTTTGGTTCAGACATTTTCAATCTTATAAAATAACCAACGGGAATTCAACAACAGTAGTAGATTATGATGGTAATTTTAACGTTAACGATAATCCTAGATTAGAGCCATATAAAAAAGGAACAGGTGCAGGATTTTTAGACTACACATTTATAGACGAGTTGAATATTGCTATTTTAAAGAAGTCTTTAGAAATCTACGAAGATAGGAATAATACAGAATTTGTTCGTAAGGCATCAATGTCGCTTAATTTGACGACAATCAACCCCTGGACAAGAATATCTTTTGATAGTGTGTTTTTTTTAATAGAAAGATTTAAATTCAACCTGAGAACGGGTGTTACTGACCTAGATTTAATAGAGGCATAAATGCAGTTTAAATATAATGACGGTGCGCCACAATCATTTATCATAACCGATAATTCGATGTCGTGGCTAGAAGTCCGTGAGAAAAGAAAGATAGAATTTGTGTCAATCGATCAGGTAATCACTGAAAAAGTACTTGATTTTATTTATGTATTGGATATTCAAATTGCAAGTATGACTTTAACAGAAAAAGATAATCTTTCTTTGTTTTATGAAAATTCAAGAGTCAGTTTAGATAATGAAGATGAAGTAGACACTGGCGATACATTTTTTACTTATTCAGGTAATTTATATGTTAGGAGACCGTTAAGAAAATTAAACTTCGTTCGCGGTCAGACAGAAAAAGACATTGATTTTTTTAATATAGGTTTAGAGATATTAGCAGATACAAGAGGATCGGCGGTTAAATGAGTTACCCACAATTACCCTGTTTAAAAGACTATTTTGAAAACAAAGAAGGCATGCGCGACCAACATATAAATAAAAGTCAATTAGATTTTAGATTAAACGGCGGCGCAACTTCAGAAGATATAGGTGATGCAACGAAAGAAGCTAATAATATACAAGGCTTCGATGGTGGTGCGTTAGTCTCTGAACTAAATAGATTAAAATCCAGATTAGGTTTAACGGGCAGATTCCATATAAATGATTTAATCAGACAAGCATGTGATGAGGCTTTATATGGGTTTGGCTTTACTGGTGAAATTACCCGCTTTCTTCCCCAGACTATAGATCATAGAATTTCTGGCGGGTTTGCTCTTGGGGTAGGCTCTACAGATAGAATACCGCTTACAGGCAGTGCATTACAGGGCAGCGGCGCAAATAATGTTAATTTTGGTGTTGTGGCAGGGATGAACGCGGGAACAAACGATTTTACTTTATATTGCAGTGGAAGAAAGAACGCTACTTCGGGCTCTAACCAAATGGTATGTGGAACGGGCATTTTTGATGTGGGCGAATTTGGGGAAGAGTTCTCTTTCAATGGTTCGAATAATCTTCAATTTGCGATAGAAGATGCGGGGGGCGTGACTGTTATTGTTTCCGATGGTGTTACTCCTATCAATACTGATTTTACAATTTTCGGATTAAGAAATTTCGGCGTTGAGATGGCTATGTGGAAAAAGGAAGGTTCAGGTTCATTAGCTAAACAAGCAGCCACATCCACAGAATCAAGAGACTTAGATTCATCTGGCCAAGATAGCACAATGTTTGGGAGTCCGTTAGGTGCTGGCCTTTCCGACGATACCATATATGAATGGGGCATTATTCAAGATGTCGTGTTGACAGAAACACAAATGAATTCTATTGTTAATATCCATGACTTCTTAGCCTTCCAGACAGACGATACAAAAAGATTCGGCTATCATGCTGATGAATCCGCAGGCACGAATTATTATGGTTTAGGCTCTAGCAACCCCACAGGAACAGGCACCGCTACTTGGTTAGCTGGCGATACATTTCCATCTGTTAGTAATCAAATTGGTTATGCTGAATCAAGCGACTTGGTTGCAGGTGTAAAAATACCGTTAGATACTGATAAATTGACCCCTGTTTATAATCTTAATATCACTGCGACCTTTTTAGGCAAAGTTGCTTTACGGCTTAAGCTCACAGGTGGGGCGTGTAAAGATGTGGACGGGATTAACCAAGATTTATTACTAAATTTCACACCAACGACCGTAGTAAACGCAGGAACAGCAACAGCAATAATAAACGGTGATACAATAGAATTTACTACGGCAGGGACGGTATTCGATTTATTAATTGATAGCGTGTTTAAATTTCCTTGCGCTGAACAGGGTGATGCTTCATCAGGCCAGACATCTTATTGTGTAAATGACGTAACAAAAACGGGTATTTGGCAAAACGACGATTTGACTATGCATTCAGGCACCGATGATAATGTTTCTTACCATAATGAGCAATTTGGCGCAACAAAAACAGGTGTTTTCTTTATTCCCGCAGAAACAAGTAACGATGTTTCAACGAATTTTGATGTATTGGGAGCCGCTATTAGTAACATACTAGGCACAATAAACACAGGTTTTGAAATGGATGCCACATTTGATAGCGCACCTGAACTTGCTAATTTTACAGCAACAGTTATAGCCAGCATAGATTTAGACTTTTCATATATAAATAGCGATACTACCCCAACAGATCATTCTAAAGATTGTTTATTATTTAATGAATCTACATTAGCAGGTGGGTATCCAGCAGGTGAGCGAGCCAAAATATTAGCATTTACGGATAACTAATGACAAAAGAAGAAGAAGTAATTTTTAACAGAATCCAGAAACACAATAATGATGGCTGCGCAGACTGCAAAAAATGGTGGTCTAAAGGTGCTATCAATTATAATCGAGAGAAACCACTTTTAAAAGGAGCAAAAAAATGAGCACATCAGTAGAAGTAATTTTAGCACATGCGGAGCCTAAACATGTTGATAACGGGGTCGAGTATAAAAAACGAGTTCAAGATGAAGATTATATTGCTTACCACGAAGCAAACGGGAATGTCTGGCTTAATATTGGTTTAGTAGGTGAGATAGTTACCGAAGGTTGCCCAACGTCAGGTTGTTGTATACCATCAGGTAGTTGTTAATGTATGAATTTTATTCAATGGCGCGGATAATTTTATTTGTTTTCGCGCTATTTACTTCATTAACAGATAAATATTACCCATTTATATTAATATTGCTATTTCTTTCACAGCTTCTTTTGGGTAACTTGTCATACAGTCTAAATATTTACCAGCTCACGCCATTGATGGCATTATTTTCCTTTGGTTTGGCTATTTTTTCTATAGCGTTGAGGAAGAAAACTCTAGCAATGTTGTTTGTGTTCCAGGGTTTAATGTATTCCTGGTATTTGTCGGTTGATTTATATGCGGCGGCTACAGGCGAAGGTACAAAGCTCTTAGCTGTGTTTTTATATAATAGTCTGCATCCAGATTATATTTATACGGCGATACCCGCTTGGATGAACTTGGTAAGTATTATGGAGCTTGTGATTTTGTCTTACGTGGTGATCATGAATGGAATTTGTATTTATACTCATCGTAGTGGTCTTGTTAATCGTGTGGCGGGCAATTTACGCCATATCCGCGAGTTTTTTATTCATATGGCAATCGAAATACGCAAAGATATTAAGACTAAAAATCCTAAAGCGTTTCTCAAGGCGTGGAAAAACCACGGATCGTAATGGAGGAGCTGCTCAAAAGTGAAGAGGTATGGAAACATTTAATTGTCGTTCTGCTCACACTAGTATCAAATATAACCTTCACAGGCATACGTAAAAAATTTACAGCTTTCTATGATAGAGTGATGGGCAAAAAAAGCTTACATGAAAAGATAGATGAATTAGATAAGAAAATTGATATGTTAATTGAATCACAATCTAAAAAGAAACGGTAAGGTTTTATGAGTTTATTTATGCTTATTGTCGTTGTGTCATTTATTTTCCTTATAAGTGTGATACTTATTTACAAATTTTTCTTAGAAGCTTATCTTAGGCGAAGAAAAGCTATGCAAATATTAAAAAGTATCCAGAAAATATGGAGAGGGTAAATGTCATACACAACCTTTAGCAATTTGTTACAAGATACCCAAAATTCTAAAACAGAAATATTTCTAAAAGCCACTGGTGAGAGTATGGGCACTTTTTATATTACTTCCGCAAGTGCATTGAATGCAATCAACGAAACTATTTATGAAATAAGAGAATTAGCAGGTGATGCTTTAGTAGATACTGGTGTTTTTGTAGATCCATTAATTTCACTTTCTAATAATGATATGTGTATAAATATTATCTCTGATAACACTAACCGTATCGCCAATTACAGGATAACAGGATCGGGTGTCACCCAATACGCTAAGAGAATCGATATAAGAGAAGGCGAAAGTACAATGTTTGTTGCGTCTATCTCGGAAATAGATGGCAAATTATTTGAATTCTATACAAAAGATTATGATATATTTTTCACAACATTCAAGGAGTTTATTAGTTGAGTCATAAACGTAAAAAGAAAAAATGAAGTTTGTTGTAATCATTCTTTCAGTTTCCACCGTGTTCGCACTTGTAGAACGTTTTATTAAGGTAGATGACTTATCTAACCAAATAGACCGTTTAACGCTCAGAGAAACTATCCTCAGCTCACAGAGAGATAGCCTGAAGCGGAAAGATACCCAAAATACACATTTATTACATTTATATGTAGATTCTTTAGAGATTTTAAAAGAGATCGTTATTAAACCAGTTTTACTTAGAGGAATGAATGAAGCAGATATTAATGCTGCTATCCGTCTTAGGATTAATGCAATCACAGAACGACACAACCACACACAAGATTCTGGTAACTGATTTAGAATTACTTTTAGAGGAATCAGATAGGGTAGAGCATTTAGATTCTTTGGTTTCAGCTTATGGGAAAGTCTGGATGCAAGCTAAACTTACTTTAGCAGATAAAGATTCACTTATAAGTAATGGCGATAAGTATATTAAGAATCTTAAAAAGCAAAGATTAGTTTATAAAAAAGCTTGGGTGAGAGCAGAACGGAGATTAAGAACGGCCAATAGGCTAATGATAAGCACGGTCTTTTCAAGTATCACATATGCTTATGAGCAAAATATAACAAATGCAGGATTAACTTTTATAGGTACTTACTTACTACAGCAATTTAATATTATAAGATGGAGTTTATTATGAGCATTAATTATATGCATATGATTGAACAAACGGATGAAGAAAAACTAAAAATGTATATGAAATCTACAAAATTAAAACTAGCTGAAATGTTATTAGAATCCAATAGATATAAAAGACCAATGGAATATACTTATACCAACCACCAACCAAGCTGTGCATGTGATAAATGTGGTGGTTATAGAAGTTTTTGGGTGGGTTCATGACAAAAAGAACACGCTTTAAAATCGCTTTAGGGTTAATAACCTTCTTAGGCAGTATATGTATCTATTCTTTAATAATAGAGCAATACGAGCTAACCTCGGAGACTTTAGCGGCTATTATGGTCGTAGCTCCGGCTTATATAATCAGCGATGGATATAGGAAATCAGAATGAGTAAATTTTATTATGAATTAACTAAGCGAAATATATATGTTCATGCGCATTTTTATTTGGCGTGCTTAATGACTTTGTTTGTTTTCTGGTTGGCAGAGTTGGCGAAGGTTGGGACAGAACAAATACTATTTTATTTAACTTTAGCTATGGTCACAATGATTGGTTTTTTTAGTGAATATAATCAGCATGTATCAGAACAAGTAAAAGCTCGTAAAGAATTACGCCAGCCTGTTTCGTTAACCAGGGATTCTATAGAAGATATGTTATTTAATTATCTTGGCTGGATTACTGCTTATTTGATATGGTTTTAAAATGTTTGGTCATTATTGGAGCAAAGGTGCTGATAACTTCGAATCATTAGAAGCTGATTTAAAAGGAATAATGGTATTTGTGGCTAAGCACATGACGATTGAGCCATTTTATGGGCATAGAGGCGCGAAAGAACAAAACGATTTATTTGAAAAAGGCAGATCAGAAAAAAAATACCCCAACTCTAAACATAATAAACACCCTTCACAAGCTGTCGATATTCAAATTTATGTTGGTGGTAAAGCTACTTGGCAGACTTCTAAATATATCCAGCTTTGGCATTTAATTAGTTTCTACTGTATGGATAATGATATTTCTATTAGATGGGGCGGCAACTGGGACAATGACAACACAATTATTGATGATCAAGATTTAGATGATTTAATGCATTTTGAATTAGCTTAACCTTTTTTATTTAAACTTTATTAAAAAATAATATCTTTTTTTGAAACTATGACGTATATTGATCGTAAGAATAAACAAAGGAGAACAAAAAATGGATTTAGAAGAAAAGAAAATCTTAACATTCGAACAAGCTTGTCAGTTCACCAATCTTTCTAAAAGTTACTTATACAAACTGACATCTCAGAAGCAAGTGCCACATTATAAGCCAAGAGGTAAGAAACTCTATTTTAAACGCACCGAGTTAGAGAATTGGATGTTAAGCAAACCAGTAGGTTCAAACACAGGAGAATAGAAAAATGAAAATAAGTAAAAATTCGTGGCACTACAGATTTAACAAGTTTTTGGCAGGAGACGGTAACTACAGCCGCTGGCATGGAGAGACTAAAACATTATGCGGTTACTTCTGGAAAACAGTATTGAAAATATCCTTACTCCCTTTTATGGCTGCGCTGGTATATACCCTTAGTTTTAAGTTAGGGAAGCTTTTCTGGTTAGAGGTGTTGTATGGCTTCACAAACGAACAAATGAAAGCTTACACTCTCTCTGGTTGGGAATTAGTATGGGTCCCTGCATTTGGTCTATTAATAATTGCGGTGGCTCTAACAATAATAATAGCCGTCCCGTCTTATATAGGCTACCGAAGAGATATACATAGAGAGAAAAAACGACTCAGGCGTTCTCTCAATAACGAACCAGAGCCTAAACCTAATATTGCTGTAGAATATATCAAAGCCAAGAAACGTAAGATATGCCCACTTTTGGACTATAATTAAAAAAGCCCTCTGAGAAGGGCTTTAAACACAGGAGTCAATAATGGATACAATAGAAATATTTATAATTAGGAGTAAGTAAGTAATGATGTACACGGTTCACTCTTTGCAATGGGATAAGCAAGATCGGCTTTTAAAGTCATGGTGTTTATGTAAGAGCTTTGCCGAAGTCTTGGAAATAATGGAGCTAAGAAAACCCTCTTGCGAAGTAGTATCAATTAAAATAGGCAGGTAAGTAATGAATGAATTTAAGCAATGTAAATCCTGTCTTGAAATAAAAAACGTCTCAGAATTTTATAAAGGCACGCATAATGCAGACGGTCTTCAAGGTTGGTGCAAAGCTTGCGATAAAGGCAACCATCGTGCTCCCAACACTACTACAAAAAAAGAAAAGTGGTGTGTCGCGTGCGGTCTTGTAAAGCCTGTTTCTGAATACTATACAATTAAAAGGAGATATGACGGTCTGGATTCACGTTGCAAAACCTGTAAGAAGTCACACCGAAAAAAACTACGTAAAGCGAGGAGTTTAAAATGAATGAATTTATAAAGAAGTTTAGCCAGTATTTTATTTATGAGAATACAGCTCATGTTGGGCTTTTATACTACAATATAAAATTACTAGGAGTGCCGTCTTTATTGAGATGCCAAGGTGATTATGCTATAGTAGTCGACCCGCGGGCGGCGACAGCATGGCTTTTATTCACGGGTAACGATGTTGAAGCTAGTGAAATCTATGAACGAATCATTAATTTTTATAATGAAAATATAAAGGAGAAGTGATGGAAGAAAAAGCAACTCAATTGCTAGAACAACTAGCAGCAAAACTCGGGACAACAGTTGATAAAATTTTAGAGGTTTATTTAGCGCAAGCACAAGTAGAGATAGTTATTTATTCTGTGTGGGTGGCATTCTTCTTAGTTACTGCTGTCCCTGCGACTAAACTAGTTATAAAAGCGATAAGGGTAATGGTAGAATGTGGCGAAGATGAGATTGTTAAGCCTGTTTCAAATGGGCTTGTTATAATTTTTACTTTTGTGTTCTATTTGGTTTTATTTATTGCAATACTAGCAGAAATGAGAACGGCTATTACGCAATTATTTAACCCTGAATATTGGGTGATGACCGAAATATTTAAATTAGTCATGTAGGGGAAATTATTCATGAGCAACTACACTAAGGAAAAACCAAAAGAAGAGATCGATGTTTATAACTGTCCTGAATGCGATATTGAGAACGACGGCAAAGAAGGGGAGTATATTGTATGTTTTGATTGTGGGGGGAGGTTTTATGCCTTATAAGAAGAAAGTTCACATCAGAGGGTGTGATATTGGTATGTTAGACCCTGGACCACTGTGTCATATTTATTATAAGGTAACTTTCATATTTACAAAAGAGCCATCATTAGTAACTTGTAGATATTGTATGCAGTCGAGGGATAAGTTAAGTGGGAAATAAATCTACTGCAGTTTAATGACAAAGGAGTTTTAAAGATGACAAATATAAAACTTGTGCTTACCGCCTTTAATCTAAAGATAGAGGCTCACCGTGTGATGATAGCGGACTTAAGAAAGCGCATACAGAAGTTGGAAAAGAATGCTAAATAAAAAAAGCTATCTATTGCAGACAGCTCTAATTATATTTGAAGCAACTAAACTAAAATATGCTCGCAATGTAACTAAACTATCCCCCATTGTAAAATTATTCTTTTTTAGTTCTAAAAAGTTTTTTGATCGGTTGCCACTTTTCAAAAGGCATCCTTCTCTAATGTTACCCGTAGCTACCATACTTCCGGTATCACAGAGTAAAACAGGATTCGCACCAAGTAACTTAGTTGAGAATCCGCTTCAAAGTAAACAGCTGGTAGTGGAGTTAATGACAGCTAACCTCTCCACAGGCTGGGTAGAAGATACAAGTCAGTCTTTTATTCGACGATTAACTAAGTAGTCATTAAGGTTAGCTATGTCTAAAAAGGAGAAGAAATGTTAAATAAATTGATTAAAGAATGCGATAAAAGATGGTCTGAAAATGTTAAGAGATTTAATAAATCTAAGAATAGCACTGAAAGGGGCGGCATAGCTATCGAGAATAACTGTTTACTAACTAAAATTGCTTTACTCAGAACTTTGCAGAAAGAAATAAGAGAATGGATTGAAACAAATACATTCGAATTGCTCGAAGGGACTGATGAAATAAGCAACCACGTTATAGACCCGTTTGATTTAAAAGAAGCTCTTGGATTAAACAATGAATAAAGAAAAAGTCCTAGACTACCACAGAGAAAACCCACAAGTTTATCAAGAGTTCCATAAAATGGCTCTAAAGAAATGTAAACAAAGAAAATATTACTCAGCTAAAGCAATTATTGAAATCTGTAGATGGGATACGAGGGTTAGCTCTAAAGGCGAGTTTAAGATAAACAATAACGCAGCACCGCTTTTCATTAGATTGTTTCTTAGAAATCATCCTCGTTACGCTGAGCACTTTCAATTAAGGTCGTCTATGTTTGATGAGAAAGAATTAGATGAAGCCCAAATGGAGATATTTTAAAAAATAATATCTTTTTCTTTACATTGTATATATATTACAAGAAAACGAGAAATGAATGAGCAAACACATAAGACCAATTAGACATATAGTTTTAGTGAGAGAAAAAACATCCAGGGTTTATACGATATATAGGACGTTAAGCGATGCCTGTAATTCTGTTAAGTTTGACCACGATTACCACACAGTATGGCGATTTATGAAAGCAAAAGGTCAGTATTCCGATGATAACCATATAGTAGAGAAACGTCCCGTATATGGTAAAGTGAGGGAAAATGAAAACGCAAAATAATATATCAATTACAGGCTTTGTAGGCCAAGACCCCAAAATATCAATCACAGAGAAAGCCACAAGAGCGAATTTTAGTGTTGGAATCTCAATGGGCAAAGATGTTACTACGTGGGTAAATGTAACCGCTTGGCATGATGTAGCGAGAATGTGCGGAGATTTGGTAAAAAAAGGCACTGAAGTTATTGTTGTGGGTGAGTTGCATGTTTACAAAGCTGATAACGATAAAACATTTACATCAATTAATGCTGAAGAAGTACGCCCACTGGTTAAAGTAGATTGGGCTAAATATAAAAAAGGTGTAGAACATATTAAGGAAGAGATTGCAAAAAAAGAAACAGCTTTTGATATACCAGATACAGAATTTAAAGATGATGATTTACCATTTTAGGAGAAAAATGAATAAGAAAAATTATGATAAAGAGTACAGGATAAAAAACAAGGTGAAAATTGCCAAGAGGAAAAGAGCATACTACGAAGCGAACCGAGAATATATTCTAGCTTATGTTTTAGAGTATAACACCATGTATAGGGCTGCAGAACAAGGGAAAATAGCCCAAGCAAAATCTTCTAGGCTTCATAGCGCGACATTCCCCGAAAAAGCTAGGGTAAGATCAAAATTTACTTACTTTAAAACAAAAAACGGGGTAAAGACGCCAAATGGTTATCATTTCCATCATTACAGTTATAATTTAGATGATTATATGGGTGTGGTTCTTTTACCATCTTGGTTACATCGAGAGTTGCATAGTAGGATGGTTTATATACAACCCTGTAAATATTACAAAACAAAAGATGGGGTCTTTCTTGATACGAAATTTAAGCACTTGTCATTCATAAATGACGTGAGAAAGAGCCTGAATTAAAACAAGGAGTAATAATGCCAGATACAAAAGTAGAAACAATTTATGAGACAATTTTAAAAGTTAGGGATGATGTAGCGGGGTCTATCGATAAAGATGGTAAAAACGAGCACCACAATTATAACTACGCTACTCATAATAATATTGTGCATCATGTGCGGGATGCTTGTAAAAAACACAAACTTTTAATCATACCTATGGGTTTAACCGATGCTTTTTATGCAAAAAGTGATACTGTTGTTTCTGGGAATTTTCGTTATTCATTAGTTAATAAAGACGGGGATCAAACGCAGGCTATTATATTTGCTGCTGGATACGACAGTTTGGATAAACATGCTTATAAATTAGACACAGGAGCGCTTAAATACCTGCATATCCAATTATTTATGCTTGCTACTGATCTCGATCCAGAAAATCCGAAACATGAAACGAAACATGAAACGAAACAGCCGACAGAAGCCGACCCACTAGAGAGAATACAAAACTGCGGAACCACAGAAGAATTAAATAAATTATGGGCTGTGTATCCTAAATGGCACGATACTCACAAAGATGCATTTAGTAAACGTAAACTGGAATTATCATGACGCACCAAGACTATTTAAAAATAGAGAAAATGAGTAAGTCTAAACTGTCAAGATTTGCAGAGAATCCGATTAACTATGATGAGCCTTTCCAAGATACGTCCGCTACTGATTTTGGCTCGGCTGTTGATTGTGCTTTTTACACACCTAAAGTTTTTAAGAAAATCTACTCTGTTATAGATTGGTCAGAAAGACCAGCACCAAAATATAAAGAAGGCCAAATTAATTTAGCGTGGCTAGAAGACAAAAAAAGCAATGCTAAATTAAAAGGCTTAGAATTGATTACAAGCGAAAACGTGTCAAGAGTGACACAAATCATTGATAATTTAAATTCAGATGAATACGTACGCAATATGATCGATAAAAGCATAATTCATAAAGTGTTCGAGGGTGAAATTAACGGTGTGGAGATGAAATGTGAAATTGATAACGCTTATAAAGTTGGAGACAATCATATCCTGTGTGATTTAAAAACTATTTATGACTCAAATAAATTCATCGCCAGAGCTAAATATGAATTCAAATACAGAATGATGCCATATATTTACAGTGAATTAATGAGACAGAGTGACATTATTATAGATAGAGTTGAGTTTCTGGTTGTGGACACTAAAACATTTGATTCACAATTTTTTATTGTTAGTGGTGATTATATGGATATGTCGAAAGAATTAGTATTTAAGTACTTGGATTTATACAAAGAAGCAGGACGCAGTGGTGTTTGGAGCAAGAGAATATTTGGAGAGCAATATATATGAATATTTATAAAAGTAATCTAAGGCATAATGTCAAACTTATTCATAAGATTTCCAGACAGACATTAGAGCAAACTGCAAAAATGATTGGCGAGGGGATACACCATACTACTTTGGCACAATTTCTAAATAATGAATTGATAGACACTTGCGGAGCTGGTGATAGCCGTTATAAAAAATACAAGACATTCGTTAAAGAACTCTATCCTTTTATTGATCCTGAAAGCGATCTTTTGGCAGAAATTTTAACCCCACATAATATTGAAGAAGTTTACAACCATACAAGAGAAGAGGTGTAAATTGAAAATGCTTCCTATGTACCAACAAAATAAATTAATTGATTATTTCGACAGTTTGGTTGATGCTGAAACCTGGATAAGCGAATTTGGCGCAGGTGTTTTCTATTTATATACCTACATTCCTTACAATTGGGGATGGGAAGGCAGAAAACACAGGCATCCTTTAGGCAAACTTATAGCAATTTTGAGGTGTAAATGAAAAGAAAAAAAGGGCAAAGATATAAATCATTAGCTGATTATAAACTTAGCGATTTAGCCAGTATTCTTTGGGAAATATTTAGTTTATATACTCGCTTGAGGTTCGCTGATTTTGAAGGAAAAGTTAAATGTTATACCTGTATAAGCGAAGGTCATTTTAGATCGTTAGACGCTGGCCATATGATCCCTAGAGCATTTTTACGAGTTAAGTTTTCAGAATGGAATGTTCACCCTCAGTGTATGAAATGTAACAAAGGACTTGGAGGGAATAGAGACCAATATGAAAAAAATGTCGAGCGTGATTACGGCAGCGATGTCTTAAAAATGCTAAAAAATGCTGGGTCGGATACAACGACTTTCAAACTTGAGAGATCATGGTACATCAAACAGATACTTTTCTACCTACAAGCACTTAGAGAACTTCCAAATTATGAACTAGACGAGAATAAATTAGAAACTCGTCACAAGATATTCATTGCTCATTTATACAAAGAGGCAGCATGAACCAATACAGAGAACGGATTAAAAAACAAAAAATACATTATGAAGAACTTTTAGCACTCTACCAAATGGTAGAAGATAAAGAAAATGAAATAAAAAAAGATATCCCCCAGGCGGATAACGTGACCAGCGGGCGAGAGATTAATTTAAATGTATGCATTGCCCAAGTAGGCGATGAATTTAGCAACAGAGTTGAAATGTTAGCTACGGATGAAATAAAAAGAAAACTTGAGAGGGCATCTTAACCACTAACCATAATAACTTATTTTTTTGACTAAAATAGGTTAGTGGAGAAGTTGTAAAAGAAATGCAAAAAACTATAAATCATAACGGCATAGCGACAGTTATAGATTTTGGTGAAGGTAAATTCCAAGCTGATAAAGAAAGAGTTTTGCTGCTAACCGCCCTTAATGAATGTGGTTTAAGAACAAGAAGTCATTGTTATGGTCATGAAACAGGCAGGTCATTTGTAACTATAGATTTAAGTAATGTTGATCTAAATATACGACCTACTAAAGAAGGTCATGAATTATTAATTAACTGGAAACGAACAGATTAAATGAAAGAAAGCGGATTTTTTGGAATTGGTTGTTTGAATATGAAAAACACTTTGAACTATGGCACGTTGTTTAGAACTGCTCAATTATTTAATGCTGACTTTATATTTTTGATTGGGAAACGATTTAAAAAACAAAGCAGCGATACGATGAAAAGCTATAAACATATGCCATTATTTGAATTTAAGAATTTCAAAGATTTCAAAGATCATATGCCTTATTCATGCCCTCTTGTTGGAATAGAAATGACAGAATCGGCGACACCGATTAATAAATATAAACACCCGAAACAGGCTTGTTACTTATTAGGAGCTGAAGATAACGGATTAACAAATGAAGCCATAAATTCATGTAGAGACATCATAAGCTTACCCACCAAAAGAAGTTTAAACGTGTCCGTGGCGGGTAGTATTGTACTGTTCGATAGATTAAATAAAGGATAGATAGAATGGAAGAAGGATTGTTTATAATATTTATGCATTTTGCTGTTTTCTGTGGTATGTGGCTCACAATGAAGATAATGGCAACTATAGTAATACCAGAAGATAGAGTAAAATTTATATTGTTCTGGCATAATCAAATAATCTACAGAATCACATCAATCTTTACCGCTAGAGACAAAACAGAGTTTTATTACATGGTTATTAAAGGGTTAGATTTATGGGCGATCCATGATATTAAAGAAAGCAACAAGGTTTTAAATGATTTTAAAGAAATGTTTTTAAGTAAGAATGGATAAACAATTGAAATTAAAAAACAAAGAAAGATTGTACTTGCTGTCATTGGTCAAGGAGGATATTAGGAAAGTTGAATCAAATCAAAAATCATGTGGCATTGCTAAATTAACAACAATGTATACAGTTAGAGAAAATTTGAGGGTGAACAGGATTGTTACCTACAAACCGACATTAAGCGAAGCCAAAATTGAAGCGAATAATCATTACAAACAATTAATGAAACTAATAAAAAAATCAATTAGTGGTTTAAATAAAGGGTAGAGAAGATGAAAATAGAAAATGTTTTACAAAATATTTTTACACAAGTAGAACAAATAAAAGAAACTAAATCCGGCCAACAGATTTCTTTAAGCCTAGAAGAAGCAATGATAATTTTATCAGTGAAATTTGAGGTTAATTAACTATGTGGACAAGGAGATAATATGAGTGGGAAAATTTTAAAAGCTGGTATAGGAATTTTTATGGAAGATGAAGGAATACGCAGAAATTTCGAAACGCATATTTTTTTAAAGAAAATGCCAACAGACTCAGACATGGAAGAAATACAAGAATTAGTAAAAATATGTGCTGAGCAAATCGTAGACGCAATTGAAATACTGCCCTTACCTAAACCACCGGAGAAGAAATGAAAAAACACAAAATTCATTTAGCGAGAGGTGCGTTCCCTCTCACAGGCGGTATATGGTATTGGTGTGGGAGAATGACAAAATCAGGTTCGGCACACTCTATTGATAAAACTACATGCTTATCGTGTATTAAAAGATTCAAAGAAAGTAAGCGTCTTAAATCGATACAGATAAATTAAAATTAGGTTGAGGATTAGCTATGTATAACATGAATAAAAAAATAACTGTTTGTAGTGAATGTTTAACGGCTAGTTGCTGGCAAGGGATATTTATGTGCGATGAAAATCAAAACGCTGGAACAGTTGAAAAAACTATCGGAGAATTAAAAGAATTAAACTTAGAAAACCAAGAATATTGGGCGGGTTAATTGATGCATAAAGAGAAGAAAGAAAAATGAAAGTACTGAATTTATATGCTGGTTTAGGTGGTAATCGTAAACTGTGGGAAGATGTAGAAGTGACTGCAATTGAAATTAACCCCAAAATTGCAGGTGTGTATAAAAAATATCATTCAGGCGATAAACTTATAATCGGCGACGCTCACCAGTATTTGTTAGACCATTACAAAGAATTTGATTTCGTATGGAGTTCGCCGCCATGCCAGAAGAATTCAAAAATGATAATTTCAGGAAGAAACAGAAGGCCAGATTACGCAGACACCAGGCTTTACCAAGAGGTTATATTTTTACAAACTTATTTCAATGGTAAATGGGTAGTTGAGAATGTAGACCCATATTATAAGCCGCTGATAGAGCCCAGTTTTAAAATTGGTAGACATTTGTTTTGGGGTAATTTTACAGTGTCAAGTTTCCAGGGCCCCGAGCTCAAAAGTTTCATCAAAAGATCCAAAGAAGATATAGAGAATTGGTTGGGGATCAGCACAAATAAAAACATTTATTATGATGGTAATCATGACCCTATACAAGTTCTTAGAAACTGCGTCCACCCAGAAACAGGATTACATATACTAAATTGTGCCAGAGGTATTATTAACCAGGAAAATGTTGAGCAGGTAGAATTGTTTAACCATTAAGGAAATAGAATGAAAGTGAATGGAGGCGATAGAATCAAAAAATGGCTTGAGTATAAAAACATACCTGTGACAGTAAATTATAATAGCGCGGGTAGAGGCTTCTATAGGGTCATGTACAAAGAAAAACCCCTGCCAATTACTTCATTCGAAAAAGAAAAAGACGCGTGGTTGTGGATAGATAAATACAGTGATTTAATAGAATATCTAGCTGAGGATTAATTATGTCTAAGATAAAAACAGAGGAAAAGAACGCGATAAAAAAATTGGCCGATTGGGTGGAATTCTTTTTAGATCAAACAAATGATGTTAAAAGTAATGATAAAGATTATTTAAAAGCTGTAGCGAAAAAAAGAGAATATATAAAAATAATTAGGAATTTTTTAACAAAGGCTAGTTTATGACAACAGAGAATGAAGTTTATAATCTTGTGCAAACATATGTTAAACGAAAATATTTTATCAGTACAGCCCATCGCAAGGCTTCAACACTAGAAGAAATGTGGTATTTCGAAACAATTGTCTGGGAATGGGAGCATGAAAAAAGAAAAGTAGGCAAAATGTTAGATTCTATGGATTCAGGCTCTATCGAAGAAGCAGCTTTGGTAAATCATTTTGAAGAAGTCAAAAAATATGCAGGTGAGGTTTTATGACAACAGAACAGATAGAAGCTAAGATAAAAGAATGTTCAAAATGCAAAAAAGTAAAGCCTTTAGACCGTTTCAATAAGCGAAAATCTACAAAAGATGGTTTGGGGAGTTGGTGCAAAGAATGTATTAAAGAATATTACCTGGAGAATTCACAACATCTTAAGGACTATGCTAGAAAATATCGAACGGAAAATTTACAACATATAAAGGAACACATTAAAAAGTATAACAGAACAAGCGCGGGTAAGGCCACAGTTAAGAAGGAGCGATTAAATTTTATTGGGAGATACCCCGAAAAGGCAAAATGTACAGCTTTATGGGTTTACTTTAAAACAAAAAACGGTGTAAAAGTGCCTAGTGGTTATGAATTTCATCACTATTCTTATAAAGAAGAACACCACCATGATGTAATTTTCTTGCCAAAATGGTTGCACAAACAAATACATCGCAGAATTGCATATTCGCAAGAGAACAAATGTTACAAATCGAATAACGGCGTTCTATTGGACACCAAAGAAAAACATATGTTCTTTATCCAAAAATTAATACACGCAGCTAAGGCTTGAGGATAACTAAAAGAAGTACAGAATCAAAGATTCTGGAACCTAACGGAGGTAAGTATGGATAAACAAATAGAAGAACGAATAAAATATTTAAAAGATAGCTTAGATATCAAGCCGTTGAGCAAGAGGGATGGCGCATATTGCTTAGCTCAAGAAGGAGAGTTAAAATTCCTAGAATCCCTTGATTTATCAAATTATGTGAATATTGATGATTTACTAGAATATGATAAAAAGCGTAATTGGGGTGATTTATCAGGCTATGTAAAAAAAGAAGATGTGATCGCAAAGTTAGATAACTTGGTCTTTGAACACCATAACTGGCAATGGGGCGGTGTGAATGACGCTATAAAGCTTTGGTTAAATAGGTAGCAAAAATATGATAGAATTTAAAAAATGTTCTAGTTGCAGAGCTGAAAAACCTTTGGATGATTTCCACAACTATAAAAATTCTAAAGACGGGAAAGTGCATAGATGCAAGGATTGCGCTAGGGCTGGCTCGCTTAAATGCATGAGGAGAAAAAAGGGCACTAGGGACAAAGGGTTGGCTATTAAAGCTGTAAGAAAATACATGGCTAAAAGGCCAGAAATTCCCAAAGCAAGTTCAATCTGGTATGAATATAAAATAGCAAATAAAATAGAACTACCATCAGGCCATCACGCTCATCATTGGTCATATAATAAACCAAAAGATGTTATAGTTCTGTCCCTGGCTAATCATAGGAAAATTCATTGCTATTTGGGTTATGACCCCGAAACAAAATTATTCAAAATTAAAGAAAACGGTGAATTGTTAAACACAAAAGAAAAGCATATGGATTTCATAAAATCAATTCTAGTGAGATCCGTAAGCTCAGTTGAATCTATAAAGGAATAAACAAAGATGACTACTTTCGATTGTCCAAAATGTAATCATAAACAGACCAGATATGGAAATTGTGAAGAATGCGGCTGGTATGTAGGCAATAGAAATAAGAAGAAATCAGAGCCGGTGCATGGTCATTATAATCCAGAATTAGAGAATTTTGAAATAAGCTGTAATAAAATAGTATTTGATAGGAGAGAACATTGAATTTAGCACATCTATGTACCCGATTAGCTATAGTTTACTAGTTACGCTATTAGTGAATACCACTTTAAGGGTGGCTATCAGACTCGGAACCTGTGGGTGTGCTATATTGAGTGTTTAAAGGGAGAGTAAATGAAGTTTGTTATTAAAAAAGAATTAATGTGCGGTGAATGGCATTGGATGATATATACACATCATTATTTATTCGGTGACAAATTTTTTGAAAGATGGAATAACTTAGAATCTGCGGCAATAAGACTGAAAGAATTGAATTCCGTTGAATCTATAAAGGAATAAAGGTGAAAACAGAAATAAAATCATCCTACTACTTATCAAAAAAACTGACTAGAGTTGAAGCTAAACTATTTAAGCTTAATCAATTAATAGAAGAACAAATCAAAGAAAACAAAAAATGGCGCGATTACTACAAAGGCTCAAAAGATTTAGGGCGAAGAAGCACGAAAAACCAAAACAGCTACATACCATGTTGCACTTAGATTATACGACGCATATTTAAAAGTAATTCATGATCTTGAACAATTAAAATCGGAGCTAGAATGAACATAAAAGAGAAATGGCAGGATTTATTAGAACATATGGATGATGACTCAGCTAATTGCGACGCTGAAATAAAAGCTTATATGAGAGAATTCCTAACCGACCTAGCTACTATAGATAAAGAGCATGAAGAAGAAATGGCTAACGAAGTTTTAGGGAAAGCGATGGAATTTGATCGGACTATGTGGAAAGCTAACCTGCTCACATGGATAGAAGAGAATAAAGATGCAATGCAATATCCATCTGGACAATATAAAGACTATGTGCATGTTGATGATCTAATAAACTATATAAAGAGGGATAAATGAGGATAGCAGGAAGCCCAAAAGATAAATTAATCTGTAAACTACTAGGGCATAACATATATATGGTGTACCAAGCGGTTAAGCCTGTGTATACGATCAAAACATTGCATAGATGCTCTCGCTGCAATTATGAAAGTGTGGAGACTCACTACACAAAATAGGGCGATAAACTATATAAAGAAGGATAAATGAAATGAGCTACAAACTAAGTGTTGAAATTACATTAGAGGAAATGCCCGAATCAACAACAGCAAAAGAATCAAGAGACTACGGTAAAACCTTAATGAAATTCGATGTTAACTATAAAAACAAAGACTACGAAGCGCTAAAGAAATCATTTTTGCATTTAGTGGGTGAGTCTGATGGTACAGAAACTGGCTGACTGAATAAAGGATAAGTAATGAAGGAAATCATCGAATTTAAATATATACCTCAGGAACCAGATAAAAGATTTGTACTTAAAAAATATATACTTGATGATGAAAGCCAACTCATTGGCTCATTTGATGAACTGGCGGGTGTACTAGAGAATTTAAGAAACAATTTCTTTTACAAATCTGACGGTTATTCAGTTTATGATAGAATTGAAGGAAAATATCTTTATTTAGAAGGAGAACCAGATTGAATATTAATAAATTAATTAAAGCTTTTGGATTAGAGGAAGAATGAAAATACACTGGAAACATTGGTACCACCCAATACTGAGCGAAAACGGCAAAAACAGCTTAAACGGCAAATATATTTACGAATTCTTAAACAAAACGACCCCAAGAAATAAAACACTGTATATAAGGCAAGCCGAATATGATCCTGGCATCGATGATTCTATAAGAAATATCCATTGTAAAAGTATAACTAATTATATGGGGTGGTAAATGAATTATAAAAAAGAAGTATTAAAGTATTACCCAGATGCAAGAGTTAGAACTAGAGAAATTGATAAGTATACAGATGACCGTTATGACGTTGACGTAGGCTCTTTAAGTTTATCATCACTTGAAGTAAACGAAGATCAAGCTTGGGAAGCTGCATATGAGGCTATCAAACCCCTTAAACAAACATGTATTCTTAAAGAGGAGTTAAAAGAAATATTTGATAAATACTTTACAAAAGAAAATGCTAAAAAAATAGTAGCCGAAGCTTTTAAAAAAGCAAAGATTGAAATAAAAAAAGATAATACATTTGAGTAGGTCATTTGAATTAAGCCCATCTAAGCCGCTTTTGCTTAGAAGCAGAGTTAACTATGCGTGAAGCCTGAAAAGGTATAAGCAACATTGTAAGCCGTCTAAGGGTGGGCTTTATTGAGATGATAGTTTCATTTTCACAATATTTTTATTATACTTAAGACATGTTTACACAGAATAGTCATGTATATCGTAAAAATGATCTCAGATATAGAGGTCAAACTA